AAAACAAGTTGCTATTTGCAGAAGGCAACGCTATAAAATATATCTGTAGACATCAATCGAAGGGAAAGGAAGAGGACGTGAGAAAAGCTATACACTATTTAGAGATGATTATTGAAAGGGATTACTCATGAGAAATACTCAAATTCCTTTGTTTACTCCTGAAACGGAATGGGTAATGCCAGACAGTTTAAAAGATTTAAAAGGTTATAAAGAAATAGCAATTGACCTAGAAACAAATGATCCAAATTTATTAAGTCTTGGTTCTGCTAACGTTGCAGGCGATGGCCACATAGTTGGCGTAGCTGTAGCTGTTGATGGTTGGAAAGGTTATTACCCTGTTGCACATGAAGGTGGTGGTAACATGGATAAGAAATTAGTTTACTCTTGGTTACAAGATATACTTAATCAAACTGATACCACATTTATATTTCACAATGCAATGTATGATGTGTGTTGGTTGCGTCGAGAAGGTATGACAATAAATGGCCACATTGTTGACACAATGATTGCAGCCAGTCTTATTGATGAAAACAGATTATCTTACAGACTAGATATACTTTCTAAACATTATGTAGGAATTGGTAAGGACGAAAAAATTTTAATTGAAGCTGCTAAAGATTATGGTCTTGATCCTAAAAAAGATATGTGGAGATTGCCAGCGCTTTTTGTTGGACAGTACGCGGAACGTGATGCGGAGTCTACACTAAAACTTTGGCAAAGATTAAAAGTGGAATTATTAAATCAAGAATTGATGGACGTGTTTAACCTGGAGACAAAATTGTTTCCATGTTTAGTTGACATGAGATTCAAAGGTGTAAGAGTTGATCTTGAAAAAGCGGACAATATTAAAAAAAATCTTATGGATCGAGAGGCTAAAATTGTCAGTAAAATCAAGGGTTTAACAGGAATTGACGTAGAAATACATGCAGCACGAAGTATAGCAAAAGCTTTTGATAAATTAAAACTTCCATATGATAGAACAGAAAAAAGTAATGAGCCAAGTTTTACAAAAAACTTTTTACAAAATCATCCACACGAACTACCAAAACTAATTGCAGATGCAAGAGAGATAAATAAAGCTCACACTACATTTATAGATTCAATTACAAAGCATGCACACAATGGTAGAATACATGCAGACATAAATCAAATTAGATCAGATCAAGGTGGAACTGTAACTGGTAGATTCTCAATGAGTAATCCAAACCTACAACAGATTCCTGCAAGACATCCTGAACTGGGTCCAATGATTAGATCTATATTTATTCCAGAAGAAAAAACTACATGGGGATCATTTGACTATTCACAACAAGAGCCAAGAATTTTAGTACACTACGCAAAGTTACAAAATTTAGAAGGTGTTGATGAAATTGTAGAAGCATACAATCAGGGTGATGCGGACTTCCACCAGGTTGTTGCAGACATGGCAGGCATTGAACGTAAACAAGCCAAAACAATTAATCTTGGTTTGATGTATGGTATGGGTAAAAATAAATTGATGGCCGAATTGGGTCTAATGAAAGACTCTGCAGAAAAATTAATAAAACAATATCACACAAAAGCTCCATTTGTTAAACAACTTATGGACAATGTATCTCGTAAAGCAAACGATAGGGGTAAAATAAGAACGCTATTAGGCCGTGCGTGTCATTTCGATCTTTGGCAGCCGGTGCAATTTGGTGTATTCAAACCATTACCATTAGAGATGGCAAGAAAAGAATATGATGAGCCTTTAAAACGTGCGTTTACGTACAAAGCATTAAACAAATTAATACAAGGAAGTGCTGCAGATATGACTAAAAAAAGTATGGTAGCTTTATATGAAAATGGTATAATACCACATATACAAATTCACGATGAAGTGGATATCTCTGTTGAATCTCCAGAAAAAGCTGAACAAATAATAGAAATAATGGAGAGTGCAGTAGAGTTAAAAGTTCCAAACAAAGTGGATTATGAACAAGGAGATAATTGGGGCGATATTAAGTAATGGCTTTATTGAATGCAGACATACCACCCATTTATTGTAAAGTACGGAAGGAGTATCTTTATGACTTTAAAAAACATCAGGGAGAAAGTGACGAATGCGTTATCTTTGGCCTTACTAGTATGGCAGGTGCCGCTACATTATTTAACATTATGTTACCAAATGGTGCGGTCTTTTTTAGGTTGCCTATCGCAGCGTTTTTCCAAAAACATCTTGATAGAGAGCAAGTGCGAGATATGCAGGTTGACGAGCTTCAACTGTGGAATAGCTTCAGCTATTATCCTAGTGTGCATATGTTTAATTATCTAACATCACAACGCGGCAAATATTTCGGAAAAGATAAAAAAGAACATTTTGGAGAGTATCTCTTCACAATTGATTGGTGTCATCCTGAAAGTAATATTCTGGATACTGAACACAGTGAGATTCCTCACGAGCATAAGTGTGGACATGTGTTGGCTCTTGATAATGGCAATTATGCTATTCAGCCTAACAATAGGATCCTTTGGAATATTAGTAATTTTACCACTCGAGACGACATACCTGACTATAAGGTCCAAACTACAGAATGGAATGTCGAGAATAAAGGCTGGGTTACAGAGGATACTGATAAAATGTTCTACAAAATAGAAGACAAATAATATATTATACTTCTAAAAAATAAAAATGCCTTATGAATTTAGCAGATCTTTTAAAAAAGAATTTTGTATTAGTACCCGTAGTAGCTTCAGTGCTGGTCGGAACATTCACTGGCGTTCGTTATATTGTTAATCTTACAGATACTATCAACACTAATCAGCAAGAAATTGTAGATCTTAAAAGAGATTTAAAAGTTGCTGAAGATAAAATTGTAGATCAAAACACAAGACTAACTTCTGCAGAATCTACGTGGCAGATGGCAGAAAATTTATACAGACAACTAGCAGATCAAGTCAGAGAACACGACTATGATATTAAGGATTTAAATAGGTAATGAATTATGGAGATAGCCAGGATGAATTATTATTTTACAGGATTAATTATTCTAGCTCTAACAATCTTGGCTCTGTTTGTAGAACCTGCATATCCTAAAAACGAATATCTTAATGAATATGGTGTGCGATGTGGTGAAATGGAATTTAGAGTTGAAGATAGAAATAACACACAAGATTATCATACATACAACTCAAGTGATTATGATAATGACTCACAAAATTTTAGTATAACTTACAGAAAATATTTAGGTACAGACTGTAAGACTTCAAAAGAAAATGTACAAATTAAACAACAATTAGAGCTGATGAAAATGTGTGGTAGAGTTAACAGTAATCCTAGTCTTGCACACAATGAAAACTTTGCTTTACTTGTATCTAAATGTAGAGGTGTAACTCCTGCAAAAGATAACACTAGACCAGTGAATTCACAAAGTTTATGGGATGACATGAAAGATGAGTATAAAAAAGAGAACCCTGACGTCAAATTAATGAATGATAAGCTTATAGGGCCTTCTAAAAGCAAATTGAAAATTCCTCCAAAAGATTATATACTCCCACTACCAAAACCAAAACAATGATAGACAATTTTATATATAAATGCTTTGCTAAACTTGACGACTTGTTTGAATGGATGGGAAAATTATTTACACCAAAAAGACAAAAGAAAAATGGCAAATAAACCACTTAACATATCGGAGTCAGCAGCTGTGCAGATGCCGATGAAAACGGTTGCCTCTCTGATTTTACTCGTCGCAGCCGGAGTCTTTGCATACACGGAGTTGACGGCGAGGTTAGTATCGTTAGAGACATCACGTGAGCTGTTTCAAAATGATTTGCTTAAAAAAAGTGAACAGGTCCCCGTCGATCAAGAGCAGATATTTTTAATTGAGGATCTTTACAAGACTGTAGAAAAAATGGAACAAACTCAAGAAATGAATATGACTAACAAAGTAAACATAGAATTTTTAGGAGAACAATTAGATAAAGCATTAAAAGATATAGAAGATTTAAAAGATAAGGTAAGAGCAAATGGAAACGGGGCGCATTAATAGACAGATTATAGACTACATCGAATCGATGGAGAAAAAAGCAAAACAGATGAAGTTTGTAAAAGATTTAAAAAAAGAAGTTGAAACTGGCAAGCATGGTACACAAAAGTACGTTGTAAAGCAAGGTGTTAACAAAGGAAAAATTTTATGACAGAGGTAATAGTGGCTCTTCTTATGATAATCAACGGAGAAATCAAAGAACACAGAATTCAAGAATCTATGTCTGAATGCCTGAAAGGTAAGAGAGTTGCAATGCGTGATACGAAGAAACAGGTACAATACCAGTGTATAAAATCTATGGCAGAACTTGAGACAAATATAGATGGATCTTTTTCGATAAAGAAGTTAATACTAGAGTAATGAAAAAAAATTGTAATAAGTGTAAAAAAGAATTTGAAGCTAAAGAAGAATTAGATTTGTTCTGTAGTGATGAATGTAAGCAGGAAGCATTAGCTGATCTCGATAGTGACAGCGATGAATGTTTAAGTTGTCAGTAATGACGAAGAAAAATAAAACTTTTAAATTCCAGGCAGAAGTCGTTAATGGTAAATGTCCAACGTGTGATCAGTTTACTATGTTAGTTGGAATTGATAGAGATTTTTTTAGGTGTATGAATTGTGGAGCAGATTTAGAACAACATGTAAATGGTAAGATAACTTATCTACCAGTTATAACAGCACCTAAAGGAGCAAAACCATTTGTTAAGGAATGGTTAGACGAAGATGGCTAAACAAAAATTTACACATTTTGTACCTAGAGATAAACCTAAAAAACGTCGTGGCGTTCACACGAAGAGTTTAAACAAGCACAAAAAATTACAAAAAAAATTAACACGTTATAAGGGCCAAGGGCGTTAAATGAAATTCCTACTTACGGTGTTCATCTGCTCTGCAATGAGCGGAGAGTGCTACACCAACAAAGATTATCCAAAAGTATTTCCAGATCATCATGACTGTATAAGAGCAGGACTATCAGAGTCTTATGAGATTATATATGCAGAGGGTAATTTTACTAAAGATGAAATAAACAACACACAGTTGTATCCTAAATTTACTTGTATACCTGCAAAAGACGAAGGTAAAATAATCACTTAATTTGTATGTCTGTGCATTCCAAGAAAGGAACGCACAAACAAAAGGTGTGAGAAGAGAACAAGATAATATCTTAAAAAAATATTACTTGCAAGGGTTGATTTATTATTATAGAATCCCATATATGAGTTATAATAATAACACAAGAAAGGACAAATAACATGGCTGATCCAGCTAAATTTAAATCGGTATCTGTAAGTGTACCCACTTATAAGATACTTAAATATCTATCGGAAGGTAAAGTAACCGATGCTGACTTGACAATTAGTAAAACAATAGAACTACTAGCAAAGAAAGAAGGTAAAAAAAATGGATATAAAAACGGAAAAAGTGGTTAAGAAAATATGTGAGGATTGTAAGGGTAATGGATTTATCCGGGTCCCTTACAAAGAAGCTTATGAAGAGATGTGGGCTAACTGTGATACATGCGAGAATGAAGGAGAAATTGTAGTTGAAAAATATAATATTATATAAGTTATATAATAAAATACATGGTGTTGCCGGTGCGATTAATTCATGGGCCTGGCAACGTAGTGTCCACTATTTAAGAAAGATGCAACAAGAAAGGAAACAATGATTAACGTAGAAATACATAATGATGACAGACAAAAAGCAGTTGAAGTTTTAAAATATAAAAACTTTGGTAACCGTAGTTCTGGATTCAATGGTAATTATGAAAAACAATATACAGGTTTAATTGGAGATTTAACTGTGCATCGATTGTTAGAAATAAATCCTCCTAATTATAATGAGGGTAGAATTGATACTGATATTTTAGTGAATGATAAAAAGATAGATGTAAAATCTATGCTTCGTAAACACGATATGAGAGATGATTGGGTACATAATTTTGTTGGCTATCAAAAAGAAATATCTTCGGATGTTTTGTTATTTGTAAATATAAATCGTAACACAAAGACCGTACAACTTTGTGGTTGGTTAGATAAGAAAAATTTTTTAGACACTGCTGACTTTTATAACAAGGGAGATCTTCGAACGAGAGATGATGGAACTTCTTTTAAAACTTACGCACCTCTCTATGAGATAAAACAAGAGAAGTTAAATAAATTAAATGATATCAAGGATTTAAAAAATATATGAAAAGAAATAATAATTATATCTACCCAAAAACGATTCGTGAGATGATAGATGGTAAGCGCCATTATGAAATCAATGGTAATGAAAAGCTGCCATCGGTTACCACAATTTTATCCGCGACACAGCCAATCGAGAAGACCGAGTCGCTGAATGCGTGGAGATTAAAGGTAGGCGAGGACAGTGCGACGCGGATCGTGGATGAAGCAGCTGCACGGGGGACCGCGATGCACAAGATTCTTGAAAAGTATATTCTCCAAGAAGGTTATCTTGATTTAACAAATGTTGGTAAGCAAGCACACAACATGGCAATGCAAGTTATTCAACAAGGACTATGCAACGTGACAGAGTTCTATGGTAGTGAGTGTACTTTGTATTACCCTGGGCTGTATGCAGGCCAAACAGATTTAATTGCAAGTCATAAAAATGAAATGGCTGTAATTGATTTTAAACAAACTAACAAACCAAAGAAAAGAGAATGGATTGAAGACTATTGTCTGCAGTTAGCAGCATATGGTATGGCTCATGACTTTGTATATAAAACAGCTATAACTAAAGCTGTGATTATGATGTGCAGCAAAGATAATTACTATCAAGAATTTATAATCGAAGGTGCAGAGTACAGAAAATATAAACATAAATGGTTAAGGAGGGTTGATGAGTATTATAAAAGAAGACCAGAAAAAACTGGATAATATAGCTAACGCTTATTGGAAAACATCTGGAGAGATGAGAGAGATGTGGGGCCGTAAGTGGTATGAATTAATAAAACAAATAGGAAGGAAGTTAGATGAGGTTAAGAGATCTACAACAGATACTGGATCAGTTCACTAAAGGTCAGAAGGGTACTATGATATCTGATTGTCCAGTTTATATTGAAACTATGACAGGACATTTAGAAGATGTTAGACGTATTGAAATACAAGAAAGCAATATAATTGGAGATGCAAACCCGGCTAGACTGGTAATCAAAGCAGATAAAAATGAATTATTTAGATCAAAAACATTTAGACAGAGTTAATATATCCCTTGGGAATGGGGTGGAAGCGAGAGTTGAAGCCCCATGCATATAGAATTGGTCAAGTATCCTGACGTATTTTTACGATCAGTAAGCAATGACGTGACTTTTCCACTAGATGATAAGACTAGTAGACTTATAAAATTTATGGCAAGAGCTATGTACCAAAATCATGGTATTGGTTTAGCTGCAATACAAGTTGGTTATCAACTTCGTATGTTTGTTATGGATTGCTCACGTAGTCAAAGTAGCTACAAAGCATATATTAACCCAAAGATAGTAGAAAAATCTGATGAAACATTACGTGATAATGAAGGTTGCTTATCTGCTCCAGGAAAACAAGGAGATGTTAGAAGACACATTAGAATTATTTTAAACTACAAAGATGAGGAAGGAGAAGAGTATACAAAGACATTTTACAATCTAGAGGCCAGGTGCATACAGCACGAGATGGATCATCTTGATGGTAAACTTTGTATTGATTATGAAAAAGGTGACTATAGTCGGGACAAACATAAGTCCCAAACAATGGTCGAATCTGATTTTAGAGCTAAATCTGATTCGTAAACAATGGAATCCATATGCGCAATTTGAATTGCAAGGCACTGGAGTCAAGAAAATCATCAAACATGGCACAAATGTGTTCAAAGACAAGTAGTGTGCCGTGCTATAAGAGAAATTCTAGGGTAATTTTTTTTTTCAGTGATCACTTTTTATTGGTGGCACAGATGGCACAGTGCTTTTTTGAGCTATTATCGTTGGTATTATTGACTAATAGGTGTGCCAAGGGGGTTGGCACAGGGTGGCACAGTCAAATAAGGGTTGATTTTACTAGGTTTATTGCTTATGTACTCGGCGCGCGAGGCAATTTTTTTATTTTTAAAAACTTTTTTGCCCTAAAATTTCTCTTATAGTATAAGATTCCTATGAAACGTCTGAAAAAATCTAAATATAAATCTGTAGTCATCAAGAAGAAAAGATATTATTTCTACAAAATCACATGGTTGGATATCACTGGGGATAGCGGGCATGCAGACTTACATTCAGCATTAG